CCCTGAACCATGCTAGGAGATCATTCCATACATCCTCTGCGCCTTGGATGATAGTCTTGCATAAATTAATTACGGACTCCTTTAGCGCAGTCCATGCTGTTGTTGCCGCGTTAGTTATGCCCGTCCATAAAGTACTCAAGAACCCTTTAAATCCATTCCAGATTGCTTGTCCAACTGTAACAATTCCGTTCCACACCATTTCACAATACCCGGATATTAAGTCAAGCGCTCCTGAAAAGACCTGGTATATACCGTCCCATATTTCTCCAAAGGCTTCTTTGAGTGCATTAAATATTCCCTCAGCGTCACTCTTTAGCTGGTCAAAGTTTCCCGTGACTATGTCTAGTATGAGTAATACAGCACCTAAAAATATTGCCTTTATCGCGTTCCATATTCCATCGCAAAATGACATAAACCCATTAAAAATCTCTTTTACGGCGTCTATGAGCCAACCAAACTTATCCGTTACAAAGGCCGCGATTGCGGTTATGACTTCGGTAAAGAACTGTTTAACTCCATTCCACGCGGTTTCTGTAGATGCTTTTATGTTGGACCATGTTTGTGATACTGAGGCACCCAATCCTTGGAAGAATCCAATAATGGCTGCAATGGACTCGCTAACAACTTGCTTAATGATTTTCCACGAGTTTACGATAAAATCATGAAAGGTTTTGTTATTCTTATACAGTAAAACAAAACCAGCTACTAGCGCCACGATTAAGGTTATTATTATCCCTATGGGATTGGCCGTCATAGCCGCATTCAGCAACCACTGCGCTGCTGCGGAAGCTTTTGTTGCAACTGCGCGAGCTTTATCCGCAGTAATCAATAGCCAAAGGTAAGCAGTTTCACCCTTGTCTAGCAACATCTTTGCAGTCTGGACTACATTATGGGCGACTAACGCAATGTTATTTGCTATGATATACCCTTCGTGTAACAACCAGGCAACGCCCAACACTCCAAGTGCTGTTTTTACAAATCCTATGTTATCTCGCACAAATTCTAATGCCTTTGTGACAATCCCTAACGCATCGGTGAACCCGGATGATTTGGCCTTTACATCACCCATTGAACCGCTAAGTTTAGGGAATAGTTCATCCGCGATCTGCCCACCTATCGTGATCCATTCCTTGAACTTACCTGTTACGATCGTCACTACATCCGTTATTACCTGTTTGATTGCTGGCATGTTATTATTCACAGCATTGATCATGCTAGTTAATACGGGTAGCAATGCACTCCCGATTGTTGATCCGAGTCCGCTGACTTGGTTTTTTGCAATTTGCATCTGGCCAGCGAAAGTTTTTCCAGCCGCTTCCGCACTGCCCCCGAACTCTGTTGCCAATTCTGCAAGGATAATCTTTTGTGCTCCTGCGGTATCTCCGACAGCTACCATGGCTTTTACTTGTTCTTTTTGTTGTTCAGTAAGACGTACTCCAACTCTTTGAAGCGCAGTTACACCCGCGACCGGGTCGTTCAGAGCTTTACCTAATTGCATTGCGCTGGACTTCGTATCTTGTCCCAAAGCGACTGACATATCGTTGACTGTTTTTAAAGCACTCGGAAAAACATCCTTGCCAATCGATGTGAATGTCAGTAGCAAATTCTCAGATTCAAGATTTGCTCCCTTAGAAAAGGTAGTGAGTTTACCCTGGGCGTCGGCTAACTTAACTAGCTCGTCCTTAGTCATTCCAGCAGCCCCGCCTGTGGACTTTAAGACCGCGTCCATTTGTGCCATTTTCTGCTCTCCGGCTGAAGCTTTTGAAATCATATCGTTGATACCCATACCGAGGCCAATGATCGCGCCGAGTTTCAGTGCCGCACTCGCTATCCCAGAAAAAGAGCTGCTCATAGATTTACCCACAGAGGAGGCTTTTTTGTCGTATTTATCTAATTGGCTTTCTACGCCAGAGTCCTTAAGGAGTATTGAGCCAAATAATTCAAATATTTGGATAGGATTACCTCCTTCCTGCCATATCTGCAGCCTTAATTAACTCTGCGTCTTTTAGTACTTGTTCTTTATCAACCTTTGTTTTAGTCCCAAAAGCCTTAATCCTGTACCTATCGAAGGTCATGAAATTTGTATCGTCCATTCCTGCGCGATCCACTAAATACTGTTGCCACAACTGATCTTCCGCTTTCTTTTCATACGCGGTTTTGATTATTTCGTAGCCCATTACTAGGTCAAGGCCCATAATGTAACTCATATCTCCATATCGTGTTGCTAAAATATCTAAGCACTCAGCAGATTCTACTTGAGTGCTGAGGGTAAAAAATCCCCAATGCCCTCCTGGCTAAACAGCTCTTTGATAAGCGCCATAAAGGCAGTTAGATTCATGTCCTCAATTTCCTTAACTTCCGATCCGGTAACATCTGATAAAAATTTATAGATTTCAACCTCTGCACTACCGATATTCTCAACGAATATCATAATTAGGCTCGTTTGCATTGCCGCCTCTGCTTTTATTTTCTCTTCGGATGAATAGCCAGTAACATCCTGAGCTACTTCCGAGATCTCTTTTTTGATGTCCATTTTTTTGATAATGCGACTAAGTGCAAAAATATCTTTTGTAATAAGTTTTCTCATGCGCGCGTACCTCCGATTATTAATTAAATAAGCACCCCCTGATCGGAGGTGCTTCAATTGTGCTTTATACTATTTTTGGGAATCTAATTTCGTAGGGACTATCATCTGGCGCTTCTGGATCAATGGATGCGGTGAATGTAATGGGTAAAATGTTATCTGCCGAATCCTTGTTAGAGAACTTGATCCCATCCGAGCTTAGTGCATTCTTGAGCATAATCACAACGGGTTTAGTCGACCCGCTAATGCGCCCAACTAAGGCGATGTTGTCAATGTAGTCAGTTAGAAGTATTTCGGTCTTGCCCGTGATGACATCGTACTCTAATCCAGTGGCATCCACTACGCCCATTAATGCGATCCTGAGAGTTTCGGAGGTAACTTCCAGCATATTAACTTTCAGTGTTACGTCGGTGCTCACGATCCTAGTTAAGCCCTTCACTGTACCCTTTAAACCGTCGACTTTTACGTCTCGCGTTTTAACTACTACTTGGAATTCATTACCGCCAGATGTGGCCCCCAGTAACGCCTCGCCTGTTAGTCCGTAGTTCTTGTAAATAGCACCGGCGTCAATCATTAAGTTATCAGGTGTCGTTGCTGTGTACCCGATCGTGTTTTCGCTTCCAACTGTCAAATTGATCACTCCTTATTTGTAATAAACTGTGCAAACGTACCGGAGTTGTCTGCGCTGGATATGGACTATCGGGTCAGTCAGAGATAATCGGTAAGGAGTATTTTTATTGATAGACACGTACATGAACTCGTCACTGTATTGCAATCTATTCAATGCCAAATTAACTGAATCAGCAATACCCTCAATCCCGTTTATGTCCGTTCCTTTGTCGCTCCAAATATCTATTTCTAAGAGATTATTATCTGAAAATGAATTATTTGGTAGGGCGTTTGGGAATCGAATCTCTGCATAAGGATAAACCTTTTCTTCATCCTCGGGATAGTGATCAACAAAACAGGGACAGATAGGCTCAATAATAGAGCTTAACAAGGTATATAGTTTAAGCATCACACACCGCCTAGTTTGCTTCTGTAGACGCTTTCAGCTACGTTGATAATCTTAGGTATACTCGCCATCGCGCCGGGTTCAAGAAAAGGCTGTGCCCTATGCCCAGATAACCCCTTCTCAATAGTCAATGCGTAGGGCGCACTTTCGTTAGCCCCTACGTTTACTCCGGCATTACCTGGCATGACTTCATATACCTCGGATCTCCTTAGATTTCCTGTGTCTACCACTGTTCTTGATTGTGCTTCAGCGACTACTAAAGTCCCCACACCTTCGCAAAATTCTTTTTTACAGAGTTTGAGAACCGCTAACACAGCGGTTTTGTTGCTTTTGAACTCCATATCAATTCACCTCAAGTGTCATGACTTCAAAGATGTCCCACGAGATGATCTTTTTAATCTCGTGTTTTTCTGTTCCGTATTGGAGCACGGTGCCTATTTTTATACCCGTTATATCCTCAATGAAAAAGCGTTTAGTTACCTCAATCTGATATCCATAATCCCTCATGAACCGTTCACTAGAATAGGGTTGCATATCGCAATCGATAGTTTTAACAAACGCCAAAACTCCCGGAATAGTTATGCCGTTTACTTTGGTCGAGGGTAATCGGTTATACGCATCAACACTATAACCGGCTAACATGATCCCATCATCCTAATATAAGGGGAAGGCAATAGGCTTTTAACGCTCTCCGATAACCCATCCTCGTATGTTCCTGACCTAGAACCCTGACCGAAGCTCTTGACCCCCTCGTTGCCCCTCTTACGGTAACATAGAGTCGTGTACTCAATGAGAGCATCAGCATAGACCGTTTCGACATCTACCGGGAGCGTAGGCGGGTCAGTAATAGGAGCGTTCATGTAATTGGTAATCAGAGTTACGCCCCTACGGATATAAACACCCAGTAAATTATCTATGGAGTAGTCTGACTCCTTGCCGAGTATTGTTTTGATATCGTCCAGTAGCATGGTTTCTACCTCCTAAAAGAAAGAGAGTAAAGCTTTACGCCTTACTCTCTTTAGCCGGTTTTGCTTCGTTAGGCGCTTCATCCGTCTTAGGTACCCCAGCTTCCTCGGGCTTTACTTCGACGAATCCCTGAGAGGTGAGATTATCCTTTTCCTTTTCAGTTTCGACCACTTTGTGGACGTTGAGTTTCTTTAATTCAAAGCTCATATTAGACTAGGGCCTCCTTCAGGTTGACCTTTAAGGTCGCATACTTGTTGTCCATAATGAACAGGTCGTGATATTTACGATAATCCAGTTTCCATGCGTTTGCATCTTGATTTGTAAGCGGGTCGAAGATGCGCATGGTGTCAGTCTTACACACGGCGATGGCAGTGTCTTGTGCCATGATGATCCAGTTGATACTCTTTGCACCGACCGCTACCGTATACCCGAATTCAGTAGCCCCGGACGCGAATACAAAGGCCGTTTTCATAAGAGCACTTGGCACTTCGATCAGAGGGCACTTATCAAGCATAGTTAATTCTAGATCGATTCCCGCACCGGTTGTCATAGTTCCGACTTGTAGCTGCTTAGTGATTTCCGTGCTGTTTTCTAAAATATTTTGTGTAGCAATCGACAGCATTACCACTAGCGGAATGCCGACGCCAATTACATCCTGAACACTTGCGATATCAGTTCTTATTTTAGTTAGGATATCAGCCACTACTGGCGTATACCCACCACTGATACAATTGCCGCCCTTCGCGATTGCTAAGGATGCAATCTTGGAGATACGGAAAGCGTCCACTTCTGGAATGACTTTTGTGCGTTGGAACTCACCCATGAGATTGCTCGCAGTAGCCACAAAATTTGTTTCGTTTACGTCCTGAGCGTCAAGAGAAAAGCTAGTTGCTCTGTCTTGACCCATCACAAAATCTTCGAACTCCAAGGTTGCAGAACCCTTTTTGAATCCGTTATCGCGATCATAATCCCCAAGTCCGTCCATGCTGAGTTTTGGGACCTTAACAGTTTTACCGCCTTGATATGCTACGAGCGAGGCGTTGCCCTCCATGAACCCTGTAACTGCGTTGGCTACGATTTGCTTATCAAGCGCTTGCTGGAAAATGGCGCCATACTCAAGTGTGTTAACTGCCAATGTAAAAACCTCTTTTTTAATTAATAGTAGCTATTTATAGTCTAGCCCCAAGACTATTTAATCCATTTAGCAACTTCTGCTTGTACCTTTTCGATATCCGTAAGGGTTGCTGATCCGCCAGCTGGCGGGGTATAACTGTTACTCTTTGCAAACTCTGTCTTTATCGCTTCGTCACGGGCTGCAAACAACTTAGTTAATGCCGCCACATTCTTCGCGGTGGACTCTTCATCCGCGCCAACAAAATAATCAACTAAATCAGTTGGGAGTTTTGCGTCTTGGAATTGCTTGAGCGTCTTGTTGGTCAAATCTTTTCTCACGGAATCGCTCTGCATTTTATCGAGTTGTGCTTGTAACTTATTTAAAGCTACGTCTTTAGGATCCGCCTCTGGATAGAGCTCTTTAACCTTTGCGGAAACTAGAGTTTCAAGATTGTTTGCCTTCCAGGTCTCTAAGCTCTTCGTGGAGTGCTTATCACGTTCCGAATCCATGAAACTTTTAAAATCGGCGTCATTCAATTTCCCTTTGAATACCTCTAAAGTGGGATCCACCTTAAAACTATTTAGGTAATTCTTGACGTCCTCGTTATCCTTGTTGGCATCTAGGTATGTGGTGATTTCTCCGATATTTTCAACTGGCATTGTTAATTCGCTCCTTTTTTGCCCTCTTAACGGGTATACCCCACTAAGAACGCGATCAATTTTGGGTATATAAAAACACCCTTTCGGGTGCTAACTAACTAACTAACTAACTAATTAAACAAACATGCAGCCCACGATTGAAATTGCAGGGTTTGCTTTCAACCTCATCTCTTCATCGTAAGCGGATAAGTAATATTCAAATTTGCTTTGCAGATTTTCGGTATTGACTATTAATTCCGTTGCCCCTGTAGGCAATTTAACAGCAACCACCAGTTTTTTGATCTCTCCAAACAGGTTAAGGCTATTATCGTGCTCAAATATGAAGGTATCCTTCGCGCTCTTTTCATTCATTACTTTTGTTCACTTCCTTTTTTTTTTATATTCCTTTGGCCTTCGCCCAATCTTCATAGGTGGTGTAATCGATGATCTTTTTGCTCTCGTTGTCTTTCCTTGCCGATGGAGACCACCCATCATATGGGACGTTGATCCAACAACATCTGCAATTTGGATGGAGCGGATTTTCTGGCTCGTCCGGATCTCCGATATCATATACTTTGCCATCATATCCAGCGTCCTCAGGATTAGTTTTCATATCTAATGTGGCACTCCACATATGTTGTGCTACGCCTGTGCTTTTGGCAATGTCTACGGACGCTTGACTCTGGATCCGGGCTGTCTCGGTGGCGACAAGGCGTTGGCTCTCGTAGGATGTAACATTAAACCTGTCCCTAATGTCCCTAGCGACTTTATCAAGATGAACGTCTCCTTTCATTGCTTTAGTAATTGAACTTTGAAGATGGTCAATCATGCCAGCTTTGTTCGCCCATATCCTGTCGCTGAAAAACTCGCCCTTGTACTTTGCATTTACAGCAGACTGAACGAACTCCGATTTCAGGATATTAAATTTCAGGTTGGCCTTAAGTCCGGACTCAATCACAAAAGCATTTTTGTAATAAGTCGCACTGAACACTTCTCCGAGTAAAGCAGTAACCTTTTCTACTTCGCTTTTACCCAGTTTTGTACCCATCGCCTTAAGCTTTGCCTTCATACTAGCCATAAGTTGTTGCTGCTGTGTCGTCGTCAGGACTAAGACGCCATCTTTTGCATGGTCAATGTAGGCTTTGCCAATGACGCTGTGTAACTCATCAAGTGCAGCTTTCTGCTCAAGGTATACCGATTTCATAGCAGAATCAGCAAATTCTTCTCCATCTACTTTGATTTGTTCTATTTTCTTACGGTATTCCTCGTTCATTTAGTCACCACCGGTGCCTTGTTCATAGGGTCTATGGGGATCACTGGTGGGGGATTCAGAAGTGCAGCACCAATACTATTGGCCTTTGCTTCTTCTTTGGCCTTTTTGACCTCGTTTTGTGGGTTATCCACGAAGCTAAACAAACTTAGCGCCGTTTCCGTGCTCAGCCGATCGCCAAGGGCGGTCACAACAGTAGAATTTGTTACATCATCGCTCGGGATATTGGCTGTGAAGATAGTCTTAATGTCCCTGTAATCGAAAGATGTTGCTTTTATACTGTTCATATAGATAAGTAACATCTCAAGTCTTGTCTTCACACAATTAGCCAGTGCCTTTTGGTTCAGCTTGCATTTCTCTTCCAAAGAAATAAGCCTAGCCCTTAAGGCCAGACTCGAAGTATTGGAACTCATTTTCTCGTTGGAATTTATGTGACAAGAGATCTGAAACATTTTATCTTCGAGTGTTGTGAGCGTGTTCTGAATAAAAGTGTCATTGATCGTTTTGATGAGCCAAGACGCGGATCCATCCTTGCCCCTCGTCATCATAACACCCTTTTTCTTCATGTCTGCAAGGTCGCTATCCTGCAGGGCTAGGTTATTGAGCACCATATAAGCGTTCCTGAACTCAGTAATCTCGCTTGATATGTCGCTCAGATTCGTTTCATAAGCATCTTGGAGCGTTTTAAGATCCTTGTAGAGACTATCTAGCCAACCTTCTTCGCTGACGGCCGCAACGCCTACAGGAACGCACCCGAATGGATGTTGGGTACGTCCTAGCTCGGTAAACACTTCATCGCAGTGGATAATCTCAGTGTCCGTGTATATGTCCACGTATTGCTTCGTGTCATAGGCTTTGCGGAAAATATGAAGAAAAAATTCAACGTTGTCACATGAATCTGTGCAAGCAATACCGTGACGAGGTGATATCACCCGGCTACAAAACTGAGCTTTCTTATCGATGTAATAAAGCTCATACGCTGTGCTGTAAATCAACATATTCTTTGCCAAAGTGGCGTCATGGTCCGCTTTCCAGTGTGCCAGTCTCAATCTAAGTAACTCTATAATCTTAGTGTCACCGCTATGACTTGTGTACGTGATGTCATTCCCGACCGAATAACTAACCTCTTCCTTCACGAACTTCTTTATGAAATTGGTATTGATCCGCTTGTCGTTGCGGTCATTTACATAGTTATAATTCCCTGCGCCCTCTGCATCAAGGTTAAACTCGTTTATGAATACGTCATCGTAGCTGCCATTAGTCGAGGCGCTGTAACCACGGCCTGTATCCGTTATGCCCATGTAATACAGGTACATTTTCATATTGATGTGGTATTGCCTTTGGAAGTTGGCAAATACTTTAGTTAAGATGTCGCGATTTGCATTAACGTCGTAGATGGTGATCACCTCCCGAATAACTTATTACGATCCATAAATTCAACACGATAAATAACCTCAATTTCCTTCACGTCGATCGTGAATTGAGCAACACAGTCCGGAGCGTCATCGTGCTCGCTGAAATCCTGCCCACTGAACTCCATGACTTGCCCATTGAACTCAGTGTCTTCCTCATTGAATATCACCTGGCCCGTATTAACGCCCTGGATGATAGTTGAAATCTTTTCGTCCTTGTTTGTTCTCTGCATTTTATTTATAAATTCAATCGTCCTGTTTCTCAGCTCAGGTTCTTTCAAGATCAACTCTTTTATTTTCGATACGTCCGCTCCCGAGTAAAGATTCTTCTCCACACTCACGTGGGTGATGTCTGAATACTTCTTCAACAGCTCGATCACCTTCGCGCAGAAGTCGTCAAAGCTCAGTTTTGCGAGTATTCCTTTTCTCACATAAGCAAACCCATTAACGGCCACCGATCCAACGCACAAAGCGGTGAAGTCGGACTTAATTGACACACTCGACGCAGGATCGCATACGAGCATAGTCTTTTCAAACTCATGTGCCTCGATCTCCGCCGCCGGCTGGGTCCTCATGGATTTGAACCACTTATCTCCGATCTTGGAGGCATCATTCATCATTTCTTGTTTGAATGCTATTGGGTTATTGTAATAATCGATCGCCAGGTCCAGGCAGTCATACTTGTCATCCCAAACCGTGGGATATTGCATCTCCACTTCGTGTTGGTAGTAAAATTCTTTTGCTTCAGCGACAGAATCTTTCAGCTTGTCATCAAAATACAGTTTAAAGAACTCTTCCCACAGGCCTTCGTGGAAATATTCATCCACATCAAAATCGACTACCCTCTTTAATATGTGTTTGTAGTCTTTGTTCAGCAAGAGCCTCGACATATAACAGTTCTTATGAAGAATCGTGCCCAGGACAATGAACTTCGTCGCAGGCTTGATCTTCTCCCCATTACGAAATACCGCTTTATCACCAGCATAGGCGCTATCTTCAACCCAGGTATTATATTTCTTGTCCCTGCTCTCCTGGGTAATAACATCGGCCCTGCCCTGAAAGTCATCGGCAATAATAGCAGCCGGTCTGCTTCCCGCGTATTTCTTACCCCGCATACTGGAGGTGGAGGAGATTGCCTGGATCTTCGTTTTGTTCGTAAGCTCGAGCTCCAGTTTATTGACCGTGAAATCGGAGGGCTTAATTAGCTTCCCGAAGCCGGCTATGAGGTATGTGTTTTCTTCGAAAGCCTGCCTTGCCTGAGCGATAAACTCCGTAGAGTCTGACTCCGTCTTTCCAGCCACCAGCGTGTACTTACTCTTCTCGTAGCAGTGCAACCAAACCGTCAAGGCGAAGTCCAGGACCGTAGTCTTAGCGCAACCTCTTGGCCACGCCACTTCTATCTTGTCGAACTCGTCCTGGAGAAACATTTTGTCGAGCTCGTCCCATATCTCCAGGTGGATCTCTGCCAGCTCTCGAGCGGCGTTGGTCTTCTTCGGAATAAATGTGTCTTGGAGGAAGTACCGGCAAAAGAACGGAATGCTCAGCGATCCTATGCTGTAGGCGAGTCCATGGAAACCGAAGAGGTTTGTGATGTGTTTTAATATTAGAGCTTCAGTACTTGCGGCTGCCTCTTTCGGAGTTGCACCGGTTGTCATGAATTGTTTGTAGATCGCTTCGTAGAGTAGCTGTCTGTTTTGTTCCTCTTCGGTTGTTGCTTCCATGGCTAGAATAGGACCACCCCCTCGCGCTCCATTTTTGTTATTTCCCTTTTTCCCTCGACGCCGCATACTCATCTCTTACCCACCGTGGAAGAACCTCGTCAAGTTGTGTTCTGAAGATCAGATATAAATTAAGCGAGATCCGATTCGAGCCGAAGAAATAGATTGGATTGACGTAATACTGGATTATCGTCTCATGCCCCACCAGGACCGTAACTTTAGCGATCATGCCTACTTTGATCATGCTCCGCACAAAGTCTTTAGCCTGGTAGACTTTCAACCCAACGATCACACCAATCTGCTCTTCGTTATAAGCCTTCACACCACCATTACCCCGATACCCTAACATGTTGGTGTTAGACCACATATGCTTTGCGAGTGTCGCCATCTGCCCACGTTCTTTCATCGTCATGGCCTCGGGGAAGTCTACATCCACAAAGGATTTAGCGAAGTTCTTTCTTGCCCAAAAGAGATAACCCTTCTCGTCATGGAACGCGGCTGCTAGATGTTGAATCTTCTCATTCGTGACTTCTCCAGTATCCGGATTAATGTATTGAGTTTTCTTAATGAGGTTATTGCCCATTAATCCGCGTTCCTTCCCAGTTGGTTTTTATGCCTTTTTTGAGCTTAAAACAGGTCGAAAAACCAACGACCAAATATGACCTAACCCCTTGGTGCTAAAGGTTTGTAGAGATTTGACCATGTAAAGATACTATAGTACTTACGTTGTATGACTACATGCTTCCCTACCGTGAGGGCCTTTGATAGGGTAAAAAGTTTTTCTGGAAATTGTAAAAATAATTGTTGGGGCTACCGCCACGATTTTAGCCAACTCGGAAAAAGAAGGTGGGGGGTCACTATATTCTTTGTTCGAATGTTACATAAATACAGTGTGTCACATTCGCTATACCCCCGTATCCATTGCAGGAGTAAGGTTATAGCGGATGCGACACAATGCCTATCAATGATTAGTCTTTATTCTATGCCAATGTCCACGTGTGAAGGACGAATTGTTTGTGACGGACACACAACTCACACTCGGGCAGTAGTCAGCCACCACAATGACGACAGGTTGACAGGTTGACAGGTTAACAGGTTGATGGTGACAGGATGACAGGTTGACGACTAGACAGGAGCCAAGGCGCAATGCTAATCAACTGGTTTGATATCGACTGTCTCCACTTTGTTTAGTTGCCTCATATGCTTAAAGGTATCTTGTATCTCCTCAAGCATGGGCACTCTTACTTCTATGGTCTTCTCCACTTCATGCTTATCTCTCCACTCTAACTTCTTCCTGTTCTTCAACCAAAAGATCATGCTCGTTGGATCAGGCAGTACCTCTTTCGTAACACGCTTGGTCTCCCGCATCTCATAGCCCAATATCTTACCCGTCATAGCCT